AATGAAGAATTAAATTTTGCTTTGTATTTATAAATCCTAGTCCTCTTATTAAACAATCTTGATATATATGTTTTGTAATACTTTTCATATAAAGAATTATTGTTTTGAGTTAAATTAAATTCATCTATTTCAGCACCAAAATTTAAAGTAATAGTCCCAGCATTATTTACATTTGAAGGTCTATTATAGGTTGTATCTAAATCGTCGTGGGAGGTTGTAGTCCAACTTATTTTACTCGTTGCACAAGTACCGTTAACATTAAAAAACATTAAAGGATTTGATACTATACTATCAACACTTTCAATATCATCTTTAAAATCTACCATCCAACCCCATCCTAATTGTGTATTAATTCCTGTTGTTGTGTCGGTCATTATTTCGTATAGTAATTTTTCAAATCCTGATTTAATAGTATATTCCCCACCATCTAAATCTTGGTCAGCTTGATAACTTAAACTACCAAAAGCTGTGCCTCCTATTATTTCATTTCTTTGTTTTGTTAAATATGTTTTTGATTCAGGAAATTCAAATTTTATACTTTTAAAAGGTAAAGCCCTATCAATACTTACATCATTTGTATTTGTAAAGTCTGTTATGTTTATTGTTGAACCTGCATTATAAAAAGTATCTAAAGTTTCTACATAAATCTCACCTGTATATTTAACGTAAGCTGTTAAGTTGAAAGTCTTAAAAATATAACTCATAAAATCCATCACTTTAACATCAGGTACATTTTCTGTTATAACTACTTTGTCAAGTAATTGATTCGTATTACTTCCAAATATATTAGTAAGCGTTGAATCAGATATATGAGGGTCGTTGTTTGTTGTTTCTTTAGAAATAGTTACTTGTGCATCATATTGACTAATACCTCCTGTTGATTCTATTTCATAATATAAGTCGTGTGAATCTGATTCACCTACCTGTGATTGAACTAACCTACTTAAAGTTTGAACACCTGTAACCTCCATAGCAGCAAGAATTTCAACACCATTGTCATAGACTTTAATATTATATTTTCCACTGCCTGTAACATTATCTATACGAAGGTCAAATCTGTATGCTTGAGTTCTCCAACCATCATTAAAAGTTGTAAAAATAAATCTTTCTCCATCTATTAAAAAATTACCATCAGTTCCATTAAAAAAATTACTTGCAGTTCCACTTTCATAAGCCCAATCAGTAATTCTATCTTTTATTTCATCACCTGATTGAGACATTAACCTACCTTTGTATCTATGAAGCCATAAATACAATTCTCCAAAATCTGAACTATCAAAAAAGGTACTACTAAATGTTAGTGAATAATGAGATGCAATTTTATCTATTATATTTTTAACTTTTAAAGCAGGTTTTAAATCTGCATAATCTAACCCTCTATTTGCTTTACCAGCATCATAAGCTAAATTACCATCTGTTGTTGTTGAACCTCCTGATTCATAATAAAGTCTTTTAGTGTGAGTAAGTAAAGGATATACTATTGAGCCGCTTAATAAGTTTGTTACAAGTCCTGTTTTAACATTTGCAGGGCTGTATAAATGGTCATAAGCACTTAATTCACTTATATCTGAAAGCCTATCGTCTCCAAATAAATCAGGGAGTTTAATTGTGTTACCAAAGAAAGTTATTTTATAATCTTTTGGCTTATTGTTTTCCATTGACACCCCATCAATTCTTACTTTTCCTTTTTTATAATCTACATAATTTATAGAAAGTAAAGCATCAATTC